CCAGTGCTGAGGCGCTACATCGAGTGAATCGGACACATAGGAGGGAACGCCATCAGAAGACGTGTCCTGATTGTATGCTACGATGCGTCCTGAGGCCACGACGGATTTATTGTCGCCGCTGATGACCATGCCGCCTTGAGTCTGAGTGGTGAGTTGGAAATCGCAAGCTGCATTGACCTCCTTTGTCAGGTCGGGAGTCGTTCCGGCCGTGTCTGAATACTGCACCGCGATATTGTGGATTCTCAAAACTGCTTTTCCTAAAGCGTCGACGTAGGCTCCAAGTGAAATCTCTTCTTCGTTGAAGGTTGCGGCAGTCAGTGTCAGGCTTTGGCGGATGAAGAAAGAGTCGGTCTTTGCCATGTAGTAGTAGTAGTAGTAGTAGTGGTATGAAGTAGTGTAGTGTAGTGTAGTGTAATATCGCCATATCTCGCCATACAATTATGGTGCTATCACAGTTCGTCAGGGCATGCGATTTGTATGCCGCTACTGCCGATGCTACTACGACCTGACCGCCGACGACGGAATCCGCGACCGGATTTCCGCCGTTCAGAATGAACAATGCCCGACTATGGTTCGCGGCATTTGTCATTCGCTCATCGGTGAGTTAGAATGAGCCAAGAAGACACCCGAATCACGACCGTCCGACTCGATATGAAGACCTACACTTGGTGGAAAGCCAACCGTGGCAATCTCAGTCATTTTGTTCGAACGAAAATCGAAGAGGAAATGCTCTCGCAGCATCCTCTACGACACCACACCCGATTCATCGACACTGCCGGAATCTGTTATCCTCACACTCAGGGAGGATACTGTGGTATCTGTTGGAAAGGAGGCATTCCATCTCGTGAAGAATGGACGAATTATCGCCAAGCCGTGAACCGTGGATACGATACCTTTGAGGGAACTTGGCACGAGTACCAAGATGCGATGATTCACCGGATGAAACAGACACAACTCACAGAGTTTGACGAGGCCCCTCCTACTCGAGTGTCGTCTCGAGACGGACTTCTTCGCCGGTTTTGGGCGTGGGTCTTCTAATTCCGTTATTCGGAGTGCTCGCTCCAGGCTTCGAGAAGCTCGTCAAAGATCCAATCTGCGATTCCAGTCCAAAAACGCAGGGTCGCTGACTCGAGCTGCAGCTTGAGCTCAGTGGAATGCGTCAAGATTTCCGGATTAGTGCCATTTACCCCCCATTGGACGGGGAGGTATTCTCAGTTGTCCACGTCTTGACCGCGTGTCTTAATCATCTGAAGGAGTGTCACCATCGGCGCGAGTCTCTTAGGCTTCAGGACTATCATATAATTCCACTCTCGCGACGGTGAGGTGGCTGATTCTGAGGTCGTGTATGAGTTAATCCAAAGGCCATTCGTGACGATGGTCTGAGGGTCAAGGACGAACTTAGCAGGACTCGAGTTATTGGATGCTATGAAATCGGTCGCCCCTGCTCGCAACCGAAAGAAGATTTGAGCCCATCCACACTGCCTGTTGTCGGTCGCGTCGCAGATGTTATCAAAGGACAATCCACCTCGTGCGATTGTGTCTGTGGCGATTGAGAAACAAGCACCCATGACTCCGTCAGAGGAACCAATCTCGGCGCGGTTATCCTTAGGCCACACGTAGGCCGCGAGAATCTCCCATCCTCGTGTGAGGTCGTTGGACTCATGTGAGAAGATTTGATGGTCATACTGGAGGGCGTTATCGGCCATTGTGAAATCACCTCGAAGGGAAAGAAGACTACTCATTTTTTCGCCATCCTATGAGCTTCTCTGACGCATCGCTTGAATCCGCCTTTTTTCCATTGGCCATTCTTCTTCATGTGCTTGGCTTTGCACTTCTTGAATGCCCTCGCGTAGCGTCGGTTGTAGGCATTGACCTTGCGCTTGATGGGCTCGGCTTTCGTGTCGTCGAGCTGCTCCCATGGGATACTCCACGGCCTGCCACTTCTGGACGGTTGCCGAGATCGAGTCGGTGCCGGTGATTCCTTGTTGTGTTCATCAACCATCCACTGCAGGAACTCGTAGAAGAAGGGCGGGGCCACGACGGTCATATCTGAGCCTCACTGTTGGCTCAGAGCAAGGGCCATACCCGCTTCTTTCGTGAGTGACTCTGAAGAGCATTCCATGACTAACGAGATGACAACATCCTCTTTCCATCCTGCCAGGGTTTTAACACCGGATAGATAGATGCTCTCGACCCCGATTAGATAGCCTCTAAGCCAGTGCTGAGGCGCTACATCGAGTGAATCGGACACATAGGAGGGAACGCCATCAGAAGACGTGTCCTGATTGTATGCTACGATGCGTCCTGAGGCCACGACGGATTTATTGTCGCCGCTGATGACCATGCCGCCTTGAGTCTG